CCCAGTTACATCAATTCCTGCACCGAAGTCTACATTCTGATCGAATGAGGTAATCGGCTGTAGGAATACAGATCCGTCACCAGTGAAAATTGCAAGTGTGTTGTTTGCACCAGTATAAACGAAATCATCAACACCTGCGACTGCAGTGTTAGACATTGTGGTGATACGACCATCTGCAGCTACAGTGATAACTGGAATTTGAGACGCAGTACCGTAAACCCCTGCGACTACACCAGTGGTAGAAATATCAGTTGTAAACTCTACTGTACCATTCGACGATGTCGCAGTACCTGTCACATCACCTAATAGGTTTACAGTGGTTTGAGTTCTAACATGTGATATACCACCGTCACCTGTAACCAACGTGATTGTGTTGTTTGCAGGAGTATATGAGAAGTCATCAACACCTGCAACTGCAGTTGTGTTTGCGAGAGTAATACGACCATCATCGTCCACAGTAAATACTGGGATCTCAGTAGATGAACCGTAAGATCCTGCAGTAACACCTGTGTCTTCAAGTTCTGTTGAAACTTGGACAGTACCATTCGAAGAGGTTGCAGTACCAGTAACCTTACCAGATAATTCAACTGCAGTAGTTGTCTGGAAGTCAAACTGAGAACCATCACCAGTAATAAGAGTAATAGTGTTATTTGCAGGTTCGTATGAGAAACCATCTACACCTGCAACAGCGGCAGTGTTTGCAACGGTAATTCTACCGTCATCATCAATTGTGATAATAGGAATTGCAGTAGACGAACCGTAAGAACCAGAGACAACACCAGTGTCTTCTAACTCAGTTGCAATTTGTACTGTACCATTAGAAGATGTTGCAGTACCTGTAACTTTACCAGATAGTTCTACTGAAGTTTCTGTTTGAATGTGGAACTCAGAACCATCACCTGTCACGATTGTGATTGTGTTGTTTGATCCTTCGTAACTTACACCGTCAACTCCTGCGACACTTGCAGTATTTGCAAGAGTGATGAGACCATGTTCATCAACTGTTAGAATTGGGATTGCAGTAGAGGAACCATAAGTGTTTGCAGTTACACCACTTGTAGCGAGTTCAACAACACCATTCGAAACAACGAAGTCTTCGTCAACGAATGCGGCAACACCTCTGTTATCATTCGATGCATATTCAGTTGCGAGTTCTGCAGAGATTGTAATCGTGTTGTTAGTTACTACAGTGTTAATACCTTCACCTGCGGCGAACGTAATCGTCTCACCGAGGTTGATATTCTCTTGTGGGGTATATTGTTCTGAAACGATAATTTGACCAGAACGATCTATATCATTAATATCGATGTAGTAGAATGTACCAACAGTATCTGGAACAAATGTAAGTGTTTCACCACCAGTTGCACCTTGGTTTGTTACACCAAAGGCTGCATCACCAGTACCTGAAGTTTCCGATGTCTTAATATAAAGTGAAATAGTGTTCGCACCACTCACTGAGAGATTAAGAGTATCACCGATATAAGTTTGGATTGTTGGTTCTTCTGTGAACGCATATGTATCGTCACGCCACGTACCATTTACCTGCCAATTATCACCATCGAAAAGAGTAAGAGTTGCGTTGATGAATGATGGTGGTACAGGTTCTTGTGTTTCAGCAGCAATTGTAATGAAAGGATTTGCAATCTTCGCATTAGTAATACCTGCGTCTTTAACACGAGTAATATCATTGACGATTTCAAGTGTAGAACCATCAACGTTAACATCAATTGTAAATGTGTTAGAAAGACTTGTACCTTCACCACCTTGGATTGCAGCTTGCATAAACCCAAGTGTTACTGCATCATGAACTTCAACTGGAATACCAACGTTACGAAGTTTAGATCCACCAAATTCAACGATACCATTGTTTGCAACGATACCAGTGGATGTCAAGAAGAGGTTGTATCCAACCCATGCAGTATCTGTTTCTAAATCATTAAGGTTAGTAAGTGCGGCAGGGTTAACAACGAAACTCGTATCTTGTGAGTCTGCGAAACCACCTGCAATCAAGTTACCTAGAACTGTAAAGTCACCAGAAGATCTGTTTGCTTTCGCAAAGAAGTTGAGTGAGTCGTTAACAAACCCAATCTCTCCACCAGTTGAATATATGAATGACTTATCTGTTGGAAGAGGACCATCTGACATTTCGATGAATGAAAGTGATTTGTCGTAACCCAAGATCAAGTTATTGATTCTTGAAGTACCCTCTGGTTCAATATAGTAATCTGTATTTGCAGAGTCTGCGAACCTTGGGGCAGCAATTGTATTGGCGGCATGTACTGCACCATCAAGACGTAAGTAAATCCCATCGGTGTTTGCAGATTCGAGAACAGTAACATGACCAAAATCGTCGAACTTCAAGTTCTGGATCATCTCTCCCTCTTCAAACTCAGTGTTTGTGATAGGAGATGTGTTATGACTAATATTAATTGTGTTTGCGGCATCGTCATAGAGGACATATACACCAGTGTGTGTACCATCTCTGAACATCAAACCAGTGATGTCCATAGACACCTCTGTAAAGTTTGGAATACCGTTCGCAACGATTTCGATTGGAACTTCTGTCGCAAAGTCGACACGTCCATCAGTACCGATTCGAACTCTAGGAACCTGACCATCGTTACCATAAACGCCTGGTTGGACACCTGTTTCATCCATTGCGAGTTCAAATGCAGTTGTATTTGCGTTCTGGATCTCTAGACCACGACCAACAGTGACGACTGGATCTTTTAAGAGTGCAACTAAGTGAGTATTTGCACTATCTTTAAGTGTAAGTGTGCTCGCAAAGCCACCCTGTTCCAAATAAAACTTCGTAACTGCATCTTGGTCATTGACAGGGTCTTGTAGATTTGTTATAATGGCATTGCCAACATTAAGAAAACCACCAGGCACTGTTAAGAATGCATTGTTTCCTGCTGGCCATTGAAGAATACCATCATCTGTAATAGTAAGTCTTAGATCACCTGAAGTGAAGAACTGTAGTTCATCATTGTCTGCATTAGGTGAAGACTCTGCAGTGATCTTTGTATCCTGATCAACGTCAATAACAGATCCTGCAAGACCTGCCCAGATGTTTCCATCATAACCTTCAAATCGACTGTCGTCAGTGTTAAAACGAATTTGACCTTCAAAGGATGGTGGTCTCTGTGCAGTTGTACCAACTGGAAGAGTTAACGCACCTTCTGTTTCAATGATTACGACATTACTGTCATGTCCAATTCTACCTGCAAATAGTTTATACCAGTTCTTACCAGTACCACCAAGCATGTATGTGTCATTATCATTAGGTAACAAGTTACTTGTGAAGTCGGCAACGACTTCGATACTATCGACTTCGTTGTCACCAAGTTTGATATTACCACCGATAACAACGTTACCTGCGATATCCATGTTACCGTAGAAGTATACATCTTTGTTTGCATAGAACTGAGCTACGTGGTTTCCACCTGCATAGAAGTTCAGTTCGTCTTGATCTCCACCAGGCGCATACTCTGCAGTAATTCTTGTATCTTGGTCAACATCAACAACGCCACCGAGACCTTGCCAATTGTTTCCGTTATAACCTTCGAACTGATCGTCTGAAGTATTGTAACGAATCATACCTCTACGGAGCGTAACGAGTGCATCACGTTGGGCAGATGTACCATCTGGAAGTGTTAATGCACCAGTTGTGTCAATGTTGATATCTGTATTTGCAAGGATACCATACTGATCTATTGTCAGTCTATTAACATCACCAGTGATAAATTTAAGTTGATCGTTGTCTGCGCCTGCAGAATCTTCTGCGATGATCTTTGTGTCTTGATCTCCATCGATCACTCCACCTAGTCCAGACCATGCCGCACCATCATATCCTTCAAACTGATTGTCCGTTGTGTTGTAACGAACCATACCTCTAATATTATTAGGTCTATCGTCTGAAGATCCTACTGGAAGGATAAGTGCACCTTCTGAATCGATGAATACTGTGTTAGAAACAATTGTTAATGTCTCTAAATCCAAACTCGTGATAGTATCGAATGATGCATTTGAGTTGAGATTAAACTCACGTCCACCCACAAGGGTGATATCTTTCCCTGCAGTAAAGTTTCCTTCACCAAAGAACTGTGTCCATGTAACTGCGTCTTGGTTAATGTTGTATGATTCTGCATCAACAACTGTCGCAACGAACGCTTTGTTGCCATTTACTGTACCATCAGTAACAAACTCGAATGAGCCTGGGATCTCTGCACTCTCATTGGAGTAATCAGATCTTTTTAGTACCCATGGAAGGAAATCGTTACCCAACATGATAACGTCATAAGAACCGTTCTCTGCAGGATTAGTCTGATCTTTAACAAGTACCTGATCACCAATTCCCCAAGTCGTAACTCCGTCAATGTTCATCGTGCCATATGCAGGAAGAACAAGAGTATTGTTTGCAGAGTTGAATGTACCTAAGAGATCTGAAGTTGTTGCAGCTAGTGCAGACGGTTTGACATTAAGACCTTGTACAAGATTGTCAACATACCGTTTGTTGGTTGCATCATTTGGCCCTTGAGGGTCCGCAACGAACAAAAGACCTTGTTCCAAACCATCAATTGCATTGTCAACATAGGATTTTGAAACTGCATCTTGATTGAAAATTGGATCTGCAAGATCAGAGATACGTGCAGTGGCAACTGATATGAAACCATTTGCACCAGTTTCAAATGTGAGGTTTTCACCTGTTGCAATAGTATTGTTTGCAAGAGTTAATTCACCAACGATAAGGGAAGTCAAACCTGCTAGATCAAGAGTTGATTCGTTATTACCAATAACTGTATTACCAATAGTGATATCATTTGTGAAAATGACACCATTACTTGCATAGAACTGATCTGAATTGAATTCTGTACTTGCGAATACTGTAACGTGACCGAACTGATCGATCTCTACATTTCTTACGAATTGCAGTACGTCATTATTCGAGGACACACCAGAAGATGTGTTTGCGTGAACGATAGTGATGTTTGCTGTTTCAATGTTGCGTGTATTCGCATCATCTGGGAATAATATAACACCATTACCCGATGATAGAGTTGCAACGTAAGGACCTACAGTATCAACACCAAGAGTTACGGAATCTGGTGTGATGAGAGGTTTTTGTTCACCTTCTAGTACGGTTGTTACCGTTCTTTCTGGTGCACTTCCTATTACGACTTTAATTGCCATGCGCCTAAACCTCTGTTACTGTATCTACGACAAAAGCAAGTCCTTCAAGTATCTTAGACATTTCCCCAGATTGTTTTCGCATTAGTACATCATATTGATATTTACCTGGCTTGAGTGCTCTAGTTTGCGTGTCAGTTAATACAAGTGTAATTAACCCTGCAATCTGAGTGCTCTTTTCTACTGTGAAACTTGTAAGGGGATTGCCTTCTGAATAAACTTTACGAATATCCGCAAAAAAATCTAGAACAGTGATGGGTAAAGCATCCTCGTCGCCGTCGAATAAATTTAATTCGACACGAAAATCTGAACCTTTGTCTATGTAAATATTTGCTTGAGAGGCCATACGATTACTCTTTTTTCTTTTTATTTATATAATGATCTCAGAGCAATTAAGTACCCCACACAACCGATCCCGCTGCATCCCTAATAATTAATGTTCTGTTCGAAGGATCTTGGTGTGAACCAATCAACGCACCTCCTGCAAATAGGTTACCATCAGCGGTTATATTTTCTAGATAAAGTGTATCAGCATTGGTATTGTAGAAGAAGTTCTGTTGTGAACCAGTATTAGGACCTGTTGTCGCATATACTGTTCTACCACCTGCACCACCAGGCACGAATGTGACAAACATGTTTGATGATTCAAGACCTGTACCATAAATGTTATTCACATCTAAAGTAACAGCGGAGTTACCTGGCCCTGCTGGTCCTTGTAGACCATCACCACCCTGTAGACCAATACTACCTGTTTCACCTTGGAAACCTGCACTACCTTGAACGAAGTCACCCTGATCCCCTTGGATACCAATATCACCTTGGACACCTTGGAAACCTTGGACACCCTGTACACCAGAAGGTCCTACACCGACACCACCTTGAGATCCTGGCCCACCTTGCACACCTTGGTAACCTTGTTCACCTTGCGCACCTGAACCTGCAGGTCCTTGCAGACTTTCACCTGCTCCACCTTGGAAACCTCTAAATCCTTGGAAACCATCTTCCCCAGTACCTGCGGGTCCTTGGAAACCATTATCACCTTGTACACCTTGGTATCCTTGAACACCCTGTACACCACCTTCACCAGTACCCGCCGTACCTTGAACACCCTGTGTTCCTTGCGGACCTTGGACACCCTGTGTACCTAAAGTACCCTGTGAAGTAGGACCTTGTGTACCTTGAGGACCTTGGAAACCTTGCGCAGTACTATCTGCACCTGTTTCACCTTGAATACCCTGCGGACCTTGATAACCTTGGACACCTTGTCCACCGCCACCACCGTTACCACCTTGGAGACCCTGCACACCCTGTGTACCTTGAGTACCTTGGTTACCACGGACACCAACACCAAATCCACCTTGGATACCGCCGCCACCTTGGACACCTTGTATACCTTGAGGACCGATTGGGCCAACTCCACCACCTACACCTTGAGATGTGGGACCTTGGGGACCTTGAAGACCTTGTGCACCATCTGCACCTTGAGGACCTTGAACACCTTGTCCACCTTCACCGATATCACCTTGGAAACCACGTTCCCCTTGAATACCTGCAACACCTTGTGAACCAAATCCATCAGCACCTTGGAAACCGATACCACCTTGTGCACCAGCTTCACCTTGGACACCTTGAGGACCCTGTGTTCCCGATCCAGTACCACCTTGAGCACCGTCACCACCTTGTATACCCTGAATACCTTGTGTACCCTGTTGGGAAATACCTTGAACACCTTGGATACCCTGTGCACCAAATCCGCCTTGGAGACCATCAGTACCTTGCGCACCTTGTGTCCCTGCACCTGTTGAACCTGCACGTGAGAATGTAATAATGACATCGTCATCATCAGCAAATCCTGCGGCGGAACCACCTAAGTATGCAACATCAAATTCCCAGTAACCAGTTTTATCAGTAACGTCAGAATATTCGAATACAGCGAAAAAGGTTGGATCTGCCTTTTTCATAATTTTTATTTGACCTTTGACAAGACCAATAACTGTATCTAATGATGTAAAGTAATTATCTAAGTTGACAAAGTTGTCATCTCTTTCGTCGATCCACATGAATGTAGAACTGGACAAAAAGTTGTTGTTAAACTTAACTTTACCAACGCCTGGATCAGAATCAGTGAATGTATCTTCGAATGTGTAATCAAATGATGCACCACCGAACGATCCTGAGTCACCTTGGATACCTTGAATACCCTGTGTACCCTGCGGACCTTGAGGACCTTGAGGTCCCAAATCGGAAATATTAAGTAGACCAACCATACCACTGTGTAAAGAACACTGGTAGTACAAAAGATCTGGTGCGTTAAATGGAACTCTGAATGTTATCAGACCATTTTGTGCACCATTGTTTGTTACACCACTGTTATATTGGTTACCAGTACCAGTGCCTGGCGCAGTTTTGATAAAGAATGGGTGACCAGTCGCACTTACATCGAATGTGTAAGTGAAACCTCTTAACAATTGTAGTGATGGGTTATTCACACCATCGATTTGGTATGCAATGTTACCTACATTAGTAACTTCAAAGACACGAGATCCTTCTTGACCCTGTATACCTTGGAAACCTTGATACCCTTGTATACCTTGGAAGCCCTGTGTACCCTGTACACCTTGGATCGCCTCACCTTGAATACCTTGGAACCCTTGGAAACCTTGAGGACCTTGAACACCCTGTATTCCTTGACCGCCTTGCACACCCTGATTACCGAGATCACCCTGAATACCAGTTGTACCCTGTGTACCAGTCGCACCAACAGGACCCGTAGGGTTGAATGAAACGATTGCAACGTCACCATATCTTGCAGTAGTGTCTAACCATGAGTTAGTGTTTGCACCTGCCGCACCTAATAGTGATTTTTCAATGAATTCAACATCAAACCAACCATTATCTTCACCACCTTGCGCCCATGTCCAGTCTAAGATAGAGAAAACAAGGAATTCGAAATCATTAGTTGCAGAATCACGTGGAGTCTGAATTACGATTTCACCTTTAGGACTACCATTAACTCTGTCAATATAGTTGAATAGATCGTCAATACGTCTGTTTGAATCATATGGTTTGTCGTCAAACCAGATCTTATCAATGTTAGATACAACTCCTGAACTCGCAACTGTACCATCAACGAGACCAAATTTACCAACGCCTGGGAATGCGTCACCAGAAATTGGGTTTAATTCCCATTCGAATGTTAGACCACCATAAGTTCCGTCAAAACCTTGTACGCCTTGGAAACCTTGTACGCCCTGTACGCCTTGAGTACCTTGCAAACCCTGCAAACCAGTGCTACCAGTACCACCTTGCGTTCCTTGAGGACCTTGTCCACCCTGTACGCCTTGAGTACCTTGGTCACCTTGTAAACCTTGGGGACCCTGCAATCCTTGTAATCCTTGAGGACCTTGTAGTCCTTGGATACCTTGAATTGCTTCACCTTGCCAACCTTGTGTACCTTGTACACCCTGAGAAGCTTGGGGACCTTGAACACCTTGCGTTCCTTGTACGCCTTGATCTCCTTGAAGACCTTGAGTACCCTGAACACCTTGACCTGCGAATGCACCGTCTGTACCTTGTACACCTTGATCACCCTGCAATCCTTGGGGTCCTTGAGGTCCCTGTAGACCTTGCAAACCTTGAGGTCCTTGAGGACCCTGCACACCTTGTGTGCCTTGATCGCCTTGTAAACCTTGCGTTCCCTGCGCTCCTTGGATTCCCTGATTACCTTTGTAACCTTGAATACCTTGGAAACCCTGCGTACCTTGAACGCCTTGTAAACCTTGGAAACCTCTAAATCCACGGAAACCTTGTACACCTTTTTGACCGAGGTCACCTTGTGTACCCTGTACGCCTTGAACGCCTTGGAAACCTTGTACACCTCTAAATGTACCGATATTAATCCAGTTAACACCGTCATAGATCCAAAGTTCTTCATCTGTGTCATCAATAACACCTTCACCCACAGAAGCGGATGGGAATGCAGTGTTGAGAGTTGCTTGTGGATCACCACCTGCATCTACATCTGCAACGGAACCAATGATTGTAAAACCAGGACCGTAATCACCTTGTAGACCTTGTGCACCCTGTGTACCGTCTGCGCCTTGAAAACCTGTAGTCCCTTGAGGACCAGTACCCATGTTTAACCAGTTAGTACCATCCGAATAACGCATTTCTCCGTTATCCGCATAGACAATAGACCCCTCAAAGGGGGCTGGATCAAGGGTAATAGGGAACGCTTGTGGTATCCCTTTCCCTAGTGTGACTGTGCCACCTCTGAAAGACTTAAACCTAGTCGACATCGTATTCCTCGCTCTGACCTATGGTATATGACAACGTTGCAGTAACTGCAAGATTTGCACTACATTTTGCTTGAAGTATGTCACCCGATACAAAGAACTGACCGTTAATCGGAATTGGTATTGTGTCGTAGGCAGGCACTGGAAGATTTTTAATCAAATCAAATGTCAATGAATTCTCATAACGATAAATGTTAACGTCAACTGTTACAGTATTTTGAGTTGTGTTACAAAGGATCAATGGGGAAATAACTTCCCCGATACCAGGCTCAATAGTCTCACTACCACCAAATACAAGTTCTGGAACCATAAACTGAGGAACAGTAATGACTTCATCAAATTCTGTGGTTAAGACTGCATTAAAACCGATTGGGAACGCATCGGGTGCCTGAGATGTCCTTATTACGGTAATCCCAGTATTTGCGTCTACGTATGATTCAACTGCCATTATTCTTTCCTTTTATACTACAGCTCTTGAGTTCGAAGCACGTCTTGCGAGTTTCCGAACCGAAGATGTAAATGGTCGACCTTCGATACGACCTGTTCTACCGTTAATTCTCAAACCTCTTGCGAAGTATTGGTTATTCAATTCGTCTGCACCAGACCATCTTACACGACCACCGTCTTCAGAAAGAACCGAAGAAATCGCAGACGTTGCAGGTCCGAGGTTTCTAAAGTTCAATGGCAACGCAGTTCTGTTAACACCTGCAGCACCACCGTTGAACTGGTGTGCGATTGATTCAACAAGTGAACCGAATGTCAACACGTTTGGTCTCAAAATGTTGTCTTTTAGACATTCATTAAACAAGATCTCAATAAATGAACTATGCAGTGCATCTGGTGAGTAGTTCGCAATGATAAAGTCTCTAATTCTATCCCATGTTGCATAGAATGCATAGAGAAGATCAGTATTGTTTGCGCCATCATCGATCCATGCTGAACCGTTCCAATAGTATATAGTTCCTGCGTAGAAGTTGACATTAGTGTCAGTAGAAACAATATATGCGTGGTTCTTTTTCAAACTTACGTTTGGATCTGACTGCAACGCATTACGTGCAGAGATATCTGGAACCACTCCTTTGAAAGACAACCCAGATGTTGTAGAATTGAACACTGGGAACACATGTTGACCTTTTTGGTCGAAGAACGATTGCGAGAATGTTCTTGTTGCTTTTGTTGAACCCCTTTGATTAGTGTTCGGATTTATGAATTTAACATCATTCACAATAGTCTGCAACAAGTTACCTGCGTCACGTCTTGTCAAATTAATATCAATAAACTTATAAGTTGCGTTAACAAATCTTACTGTATCATACTGAAGAGGACCACGTTTGGATAGTAGAATATCTGCGGCATCTCTAAATGGTTTTTCAACCCAGTCATAATCAGGTGCAATAAGTGTTTGTAACTCTTTTACATCTTTATTTATCTGACTTAGATAAAACATTCCTGCGAGTTCTTTAACTTTAGTTGATTCTGCTTCTGTTGCAGTATCAGCTTTTACAACTTGTCCTTCGTACTCACCCTGTAGGATATCCGCACAAATTACACCAAGTTGACGATAAGACTTCGCAGTCGCTTCACGTTGGTCTTCTGGGATACGATATACTGAGTTCCAGAAATAGAACTCTGCATTCCAACGAGAAGCAGTGTTACCACCGTAGTTCAAGTCATATGAGAATGCGTCAATAAGGTATCCTGTATCACGACGACACTTAGATTTGTTATAGTCAAGTACGTTGAACTCAGTATTGATGAAGTGAATAAGATCATCTGCAAGTTCTACTTTACTTTCTTCGATCTGATCAAATGCATCCTGTAGATCTCCACCAATCCATGTCATGTTTGGTTCGACCAATGCAGGGATAGGTGCAAGACTATCTTCACGAATGACATCTTCAACGATACCAATCAAGTTCTGTACTTCTGTACCTTCGGTAACACCTGCGGCAGTACCAGAGAAGTCTTGCGCAGTTGTAGTGAATGTTGTATTCTGAGTATCGATCTCTTGAACGATGTTACCCATCAGAACTTTCATAGTGTTGTAAACATCTGCAGTTTGTCTGCGAGTATCTTGTGGTAGTACAGACACACCGTTTTCAAAGTAAATCTGTGCAGAGATACGAGATGCGTGGTTTGTTTGATACTGAACATCGTGTGATGTGGCATCAATCAAGAAGCCCATGTCACGACGACACTTGTTACGTGGGAATGATAAACCATTCCACTCACGAGATACGTAGTCTACGATTTCATTTGCGAGTGCAACACTATTGTCTTGGATCAATGATTTTGCGTCCAAGTAGTTTGTAGGTGTCCATGACACATCTGGTGAGATACGTGCAGGGATATTTGAAACATCTGTATCATCTACTGCGTTTGCAACGATCATTGCGAGATCCAATGCGTAACCCATAAGGTCTTTACGTTCTGGATATACTGCAGGTAGATGACGTTTGTCCTGATGTACCAAGTTACCTTGAACCATCTGAACCGCATCGTTTACTGCAGATACGAATGTGTGTACACCGACATATCTCTCAACTTTACCAACTTGCATAGTGATTGTATCATCAGATACTGCAATAATCTCTACTGGTTTATTGAACCATGGATCTACTGGACGTGGGTGAGAAATGTTAACACTTGGGACACCACAAGAGAATGTGATACCGTTCGTTGCGAACAATGCACCGTCACCAACGTTGAACTTGTGATTTACACCAACATTTACAGTAAAGATACCACTTTGTGGATCGTAAGTTGCACCAGTCGGAGTATACTTGACACCTTTTTGGATTGTTGGAGTTACATCAGTACGTGTAAGTACTGTTTCGATTGTTTCTCCAAGGTGCATGAATGCACGACGAGTTGGTTCACGTTGACCAAGTGGTAGAATGTTAATTGCATTCTCAAAGTAGATCATTGCGTTTTTGTGAGTTGCAGAGTTACCATCGTATTGGATATCGTGAGCAATACCATCGATGATAGCACCCATGTCACGACGACACTTGTCTTCTTTATATGCAAGTCCGTTAAACTCTTGTGCAATGTGTCCAAGGATTGCAGACTGCATTGTAGGTGTTTTTGTTTTCAGAAGTGTACCCTCTGTTGCATATACACTAGTTTTTGGTTCTACAGATGCAGGAAGTCCTTCTAAGTTGTCAGCAGCGATTGCTTCTGCAACAATTTCCATAAGAGTTTCGGCTCTTGCACCAGTTGCAGCATCTGTCGCAACACCAGACACATCCTGTGCGACTGCGTTACCAAGTGATGGAGTATTTGCAATATTCTGAACACAGTTGTCTGCAAACTCTGCAAGTCTTTGGAAGACTGCGGCAGTTTGTGCACGTTGACCTGCAGGAAGAACACTACCTGCACCTTCGAAGTACAATCTTGCATTAGACAATGCGGCAGTGTTACCACCATGTTGAAGATCGAATGAGATTGCATCAACCAAGTGACCAACATCTCTTTCACACTTCGCAACATCGTAAGACAATGATGGGTATGTAAGTGCAATGAATGCAGTTGCTTCTGCAGCAAGGAAGGATTTGTTCAGTTGCAGATTAATTCTTGCATTAAGACCTTTACCATCAATGAAGTTATTAGTACCATCAGAGTAATCGATAGTTTCAATTTTTCTGACCGCTTGTTCATCTGCACGTACGAATGTGTGTGTACTTGTGTATCCACCTGCGTTACCAACATTAACTGTGATTGTTGAATCAGTCACGGCAACGATCAATTGTTTTTTCTCATATACATTAACATCAGAGATACGTGGATGTGCAAGTTCAATTACGTCTGAAGTTGCAGTATTCACACAAGACAATGTAATTGACTCTGGTGAGAACATGATGTATTCACCTTGAACGAAGTCGTGTTCACCAATTGTGATGTCCATGAACCCTGATGTAGGATCGTAATCAACACCTGTTGGAGTATAACCTTTTGCCATACCGTCTACGAGTGTATCAAATGCAGATTTTACAAGTAATCTAGCTTCTTCATTAGTTACTAGTTTCTCTAATTCAGACTGGATGTAACGTACACCACCGACTGTTTCAGATAATTCACCCCAACGAATTGCATTTGTACCTGCAGTACTTGTACGATAAGACGCACCTGCATATACTGAGTTGAAGTTAGAACCAGTGATTAAGTCACGACGAACTGCATCGATGATATAACCTGTATCTCTGAAACACTTGTCACCATCGTATGTGAAGTATTCATCATTCAAGTATGCAACAACCTCTTCAATCAAGAACTTACGGTTTGCAGCGATTTGATCACGTGCGAATGTACGTAGTGGATTGTATGTTGGTGCATCAGCAATTGCAGGAATGTTTTCATTTGTACGATCATCTGCAATGTTTGCGATAACTGTAATAAGATCTTGTACACGTTGTGCAGTTTGAACTGAAGCAGCAGTACCAGACTTGTCTTGTTTCAGAATGTTTCCTGTAACTTCTTTGACACTATTTGAAACTGCACTTACAAAAGTATGCGCACCTGCGTATCCGTCTGGGATTGTGTATCCAGTAACAGTGATGAAATCACCATCTACTTGAGTAATCTTAGTTGGTTTCTCGAATGCAGGGTCTGTTGGACGTGGATGTGAAATTTGTGTCACAACACCTGTCGCAGTATTTGCACATGAGAATGTGAGTGCATTCTCATCGAACCAGATGTAATCACCAACTTGTAGAGCGTGAGTACCAATATCAAGTTTCAGTGTACCCTGTGCGACATTATAGTCTGCATCTGTTGGGGTAAAGGCACTTGGCCCGAAGTGAGGTGTCACTGTATTTTCGAGTACAACACTTTCTGCAGATGCAGCGAGGTGCGTGAATGCGGCACTTGTAGCATCGTACTGATAAGATGGAAGTAAGTTGATAGAGTTGATGAAGTATGCACGTGCAGCTTTCACTGTCGCTTCATTACCACCGTACAGAAGATCTTCTGTTACTGCATCAATCAGATATCCACTGTCACGAATACACTTAGACTCTACGAAACCAATACCATTGTACTGTTCGTTAATGTAAGTTGTGATCTCTGTTTGTAATTTCTCTGTAAGACCATTGATAAGTGAAGACGCATCTTTGAATTCTTGTGCGTATCCAGTTTCACCTGGCCCAAATTCGAATGGTGAGAATTTGTATGAAGGATCATCCATTTCAGGACCACCCACATTGTAGGATAGAAGTCCAGATTGTGCACCATCGATACCACCAGAACCACCTCTTACAACAGCTTCACGTGCAGTAGATCCACCACCAACGATTGTACCTTTTGCGGCACTTTCGTAGAATGGAGTACCAATATCATTTGGTTCGACTACTGGTGGAAGGTTAAGTTGTTCATCTTCTACACTGTCTGAAACGATGTTGATCAAGTCTTCTACTCTTTGACCCATAAAGTCAGAGAAGTATTTCTTGACTGCATTTGCAGTGGCAGAGACAAAAGTATGTTCCTCTTCGTATCCACCTGCATCACCAACATCCATTGTAATTGTGTTTGCAGTTACTGCAAGGATTTTGTGTGGTTTCTCATATGCAGGATCTGTAGTACGAGGATGTACGATATTTGTAACTGGATCACCACATGACAATGTGATTGACTCAGGTTCGAAGATCATGTAATCACCGATTGCGAAAGAGTGAGCAGCACCCAGATCGATTTTCATGATACCAGAAACTGGGTTGTAGATCGCATCAATAGGTGTATATTCTACATTAGTCCATGCTACTGGTGTTTCTACGTTACCAGTTGTTGGTGTTACAGTCTCGTTACGTGCGAGTTTCTTCGCAACATTCGCAATGTGTTGGAATGCTTCTGCAGTTGGTCTTCTTTGATTGTAAGGCAATACAGTAATTGCGTTTTCAAAGTAAACTTTTGCGTTATTGATAGATGCAACGTTTGAACCATGTTGAATGTCATATGAGACAGAGTCAACGAGGTAACCAACATCACGTGGACACTTAACACCAACACTCTCTGAGTTTGGATGATTAATGTTCAACCATGCAGTAACTTCTGCTTGTAAGAATGCTTTGTTGGACTGAAGGATACCACGAGTGTTCAATGCATCGTTAGACACATATGAGTCACCGAAGTTGATTGCATCTGCGGCACCTGTACCGTTTGTGATGATGTCAATCAGTTCATCGAAAGATGCTTCTGCACGTGTTCTTGCAGTACCTGTAAGATTTGAAGATACTTCACCTTTTAACCATGTGAATGCACCAGTTGTTTGTGTCAACTGTTCTTCTACAACTGCATTTGCACCTACAGTACCAGAACGATATGCAAGTCCACTGAATACAGCGTTATAGTTAGAACCAGTAAGAACATCACGTTTGACTGCATCAAGCATCAAACCTGTGTCTCTTTCACATTTTGCACTGTCGTAGATGAAGTAAGTATCTCTTAGATATCCTACAACTTCATTTGCAAGGAATGCACGGTTTTTCTGTAGTGTTGTTGCAGTGTTGACTTCGTCTGTATTAGACCTTAAGATTGCCAATGCATTGTCTGCACAACGGATGAATGTGTGAATACCACCTTGACCGACACCTACATTAACCTGAATTGTATTGATATCAGGTGTTGCAGTGATTGCAAGTGGAGTACGATATGGTGGATCTGCAGGACGTGGATGCGAGATCTCTTGTAGATTGTTGTCAGAACCACATGTGAATGTGAAAGATCCAGGCATCAGTTCTACACGTTGACCTGCACTCAAACCATGACCTGTAATAGTCATAGACATGATACCAGTTGCGGTATTGTATGCGACACCTTCAGGAGTTTTAAACTCTTTGTACATTGCAGGATCTGAGAACCATACAACATCGTCACGGATACAACCTTCTGCGGCACTTACGAATGTGTGTGCAGTACCACCTGCATAACCACCTACGTTAATAGTGAATGTGGTTTCTGTTGCAGCTTTGATCTTAACTGGTTTTTTGTTCCAAGGATCTGTCTTACGAGGATATGCATGTTCAGTTACATTACTGTCCAATGCGCATGTAAAGACGATACTCTCTTCTTCCATTTCAATATACTGACCAAGTTCAAGATTATGAACACCAACAGTAACAACCATATCACCTGTTGCAGGATCGTATGTCGCAGTTGTTGGAGTGTATGTTTTCTTACGAACATCATAGTACACTGAAACTGCATTCTCGTCTGCTTTGTAGAATGTATGTGGTTGAGTGTAAGAACCTGCGGAGCCTGGGTTCACTGTGATTGTTGTCAATCCAGTTGCAAGGATCTGCATTGGTTTTTTGTATAGTGGGTCTGTACGATTTGGGTGAGACTTGATACCTTGATCACATTCGAACTGGAATGAGTTAGGTGCAAGAAGTACCTTATCATCTGTAGTCAAACTGTGAGTACCGATGGTGATAACCATTTCACCTGTAACACCATTATATGTTGCAGTCGTAGGAGTATAAGCACGACCAGAACCATTCATGATGTGAGTGATTTCGTCAAACGCAGCGTCTGTTTTCATTGTTACAGAACTATCGTTTGCAAGGAGATGTACACCATCACCTCTACCAGACACCCAAGTGTGAGCACCAGTGTAACCACCTGCATCACCACTGTTGAATGTAATAGTGTTTACAGTAACTGCAGTGATTGGGATTGGTCTATCGTTAAGTGGATCTGCAGGACGTGGGTGAGAAATCTCTACCACATCTGAAGTTGCAGTATTAACACAAGAGAATACCAATGCTTCTGGTGCAAGTTTGATTGAGTCACCGACTTCAATGTCGTGTTGACCAATAGTAAGAACTGTTTCTCCACTTAATGGATCATATGTACCAGTTGTTGGAGTATATTTTGCAGATGCAAGTGAACTTACCTGACGTTTTAGTTCTTTTACAGAACCAACAGTTTCTGGTAACTGATCACTAATAACTTCTTTTGCATTGTTTGTGTGATATGCAATACCAGTTTGAACTGAGTTAAAGTTAGTTCCAAGGATCATATCTTGGTTTACTGCAGGAAGAATATATTCTTGAACGTCACGTAGACACTTATCACTGGAGTAGATAAAGAAGTTAGTATCGATCCAACCTAACATGTAGTCTTGGATGTACTTTCTGTTTGCCTGAAGTTGTTTACGAGCATTCTTCTTGTCTGCACTGAGAGTTGGTGCATCACTGAATGTAATACCTCTAGCAACCACTTGAACTGCATTGTCCAATGTACGTTGATATGCATGGACACCAGTGTAACCACCTGCGTCACCTGAGTTAAAGGTAATTGTCTTAGGTGTTACTGATTCGACTTGCAATGCATTCTTGTACCACTTGTCAGATTGACGTGGATGTGAGATTTCGATAATCTCAAGAGTTGCAGAGTTTGCACAACTATATGTCAAACCGCCTGGTGCGATTTCAATCATATCACCAACTTTGATGTTATGGTTTACATCAAATGCGATTAGTGTTTCACCAGATACTGGATCATATGTAGAACCAGATGGAGTCCAACAGTTTTCTTCAAGACGGACACAGTCTGCATCCGCACTTACGAATGAATGAATACCCAAGTATCCACCTGCATTACCAGCCATAACTGTAAATGTTGTTTCTGTGACTTCAATAATTGGTAGTAGACGGTTCGCAACTGGATCAGTTGTACGAGGATGAGTAATGAAACCTTTGTTTGGAACACACTCGAAAGTGATACTATCTGTTTCAATAACAACTTTTTGATCTACTTCAAGACGGTGAAGACCAACTGTTACTTCCATAAGACCAGAAATTGGATCGTATTCTACATGAGTAGGTGAATATGTGTAACGTTTTTCTTCTAATGCGTCAATAATGTTGTCAAATGCGACATCAGCACGTTGAGAACCAAGGATAGAAACACCATCGATAACTTCGTTGGTCTGTTCTTTCAGTCTCTTGTATGATGCAATTGTTTCGTCACGTTGGTTATTGATAACCTTTGCGGCAGCGTTCATATAGTACGCATTACCTGCAGTAACGGAGTTGTAGTTTGTATCAAGTAACATGTCATACTTGACTGCAGGAAGGATATAATCCTGTGTATCACGACGACATGTGACACTGTTATATGCAAAGAACTCATCGTTATCTTCGATCCAGTCGATTAACTCGTCTTGGATGAACGAACGATTGTCCTGAAGTTGTTTTCTAGCTGCAGTGTATTCGTTAGAAACTTCATTGTTAGAAACTTCTGTCCAAATGATTGGACTTGCATACTCTTCACCGTTCTCAAGAATATTCAAGAGTTCGTCGTAAGAAGTGTTTGCACGATCTAGGATTTCTGAGTTCGCATTACTGAAGATACCTTCAATTTTACCTTGCAAGTAACGGTTCGCACCTAGTGTTTCTGTCAACTGTTCGCCAGGCACAACATAGGAGATTGGTGAACGGTATGTAATACCAGACAAACGTCCCCAGTAGTTTGAACCAGTTTGAATGTCTTGTCCAATTTTGTCAATGATGATACCACTGTCACGGTAACATTTTTCTGCGTCATATCCTTGATATCCAAGTCCACCAGAAGCAGTATTAGATGTCAGATAATCAACCATGTCATCGATGATGTTGTTCGCATTCGAAAGAATGGTATCACCGAACGCAGTGTTACCACCACCCATTAATGAAGTGATTGGCGTAGCGGTATCTTTTGGTGCGTAGAAGGTTGTAGTACCTTTCGCTCTCATAGAGATGTCACCAAACTGAGTACCAGAGTTGTTGAGTGTAACCTGTCCACCGTTCAATGCGTAGAACGCACAACGTGTAAAGATTGACAATGAACCAATACCGTTAACACCTGCACCATCACGTGCAACGTAACCGATACCGTTCTGTGTACGAGGTGTGAAACCAAATGTCAAGATATATGTGTAGAGTGAGTCTGGGTCAAGAACACGTCTGTCTGCGAGCACACAACCACCACCACGTCCAACAAGTGGGTTCGGGAAGTCGTCTATACCAATGACTGCAATGTTACCTGTACCACCTGATTCTGAGATGATTGTGTCACCTACGTTGATGTCACCTTTAAGGTTACGAACATAGATACGATCTTCTGTAGCAACGTCAAGATCCCAAGAGATAACACCTGTCGCACCAGAACCGAAAGTAACTTCGTCAAACTCAATAAAGTCTCCTGCGTGACCAACTTCCATGAAGATCTCACGACCAAGGTCTGCTAGTGTGCCTTTAGAGTTGAATGGTTGCAGCGGGGGTTCTACATCTGCACGAAGGAAGTTTGATAACTGTGAACTGTCACGAATATATGGCGAACGTCTCATTTTTGCGCCTGGGCGATATGCAATCGCAAAACCACCTTCTGGGAAGTCGAAGTTGTCTACTTTCCAGTTAGTGTATGAGAAACCTTGTACGTAACAACCAGATCCCACTAGGACTGCGTTATTAAATTCATATCCAGGCAACGCTTCGATAACTGTTGCATACTGACCAGAGGTAGATGTCAATGAACAATCGTCTGGGAGTGCAACACCACCTTTAGTATAATAGGTTCCAGGCCCACATGAGATGTGAACCGCATTGTTTACGTCATTACGAGAGTAAACACCACCTGCTTTTTCAAGTGCGATTTCCGCACCACGTTCTAGTGTGCGTACTGGTTGAAGAACGGTGCCTGGGTTTCTGTCATCACCAGAAGACGCTTCAACGTGTACCTTCAGAGCCTTTGCAGTAGATCTTGAGATCTCATCAAAGAATTGACGGTATGTAATTCTTTCTGTTTCACCAGTTTTAACATTCTTCAGTGCGAAGTACGAGTCTTCCTCAATACGTGGTTCAAACGCTTTGGTAAGATCCATATCGAAGTCTGCAAGTTCAGAGTTCTTAATGTTTGCATTACTGATATCGGTCTGTTCAATCGAACCACCTTCCATCCGAGATTCGGAGATACCAGTGTTAGACATTGTAGACGACGAGATAATCGCATCATTCAATGTGATGTCAGTTAGTTCACCAGTGAAAGATGAGTTAGCAATGACACTGTCTTTGATAAGACCACGATCAATAGTAGTGTTGGCAAATACGTTATTGTTACCAGTACCATTATTGAATGCAGAGTTTTCGATAGTGATATTGTTTGCAGTACTATCGAAGATCTGACCATCTGAGAAAGTAGATGTCGTTATCGTAATATTATTCGCATCAGAATTGCCAATGACACCGTCATTAAACTCTGAGTTGTCAATATCGATGTTGTTTGCAAAACTGTCATAAAGTTCATTATTCGACAATATCGAATTGGTGATCGTCATGTTGTTTGCAACGGTATCTAAGATAGTACCGTTAGAGAATAGTGATTCGCTGATGTCTAAATTT